GCCATCTCATGCGCCTTTCGTTCTGACGCCTGAAGCCTTATAATACCCGTAATCGGCATAGGGCAGAACGCTCACAAGCTTGTAGTAGTTTCCTCTCCAGTAAATCTTGTCGGAGATCCCCTCATAAGTCCCTTCTCTTGAGACGTACAAAATTGCCGTAGTATGGAAATTCATCCCACCGGAGACCCGATCACCCTCAGGAAGTTGGTCGATTTCCCTTGCCCTCATTACCGTTACAACGCCTGTCATTTTGATTTGGGTAGGAGTTCCCTCTGTCCAAACTCCGTCAACGAATGATCCGTTACTCCGATAGACGTTAAATTCCTGTGCAAAATCAGGATCAGTAATGAGCTCACCGACGTTAATCATTCTTCCACCACATAAGTAATTGCCTTACGCATCTCATTGGTATCAACCAACGGAATGACACCAAAATGCGATTGCATAGTTACCGATTCATCCGCACTTTTTGCTTCCTCATATCCAGCCATGGCTTTCTTTCGCTCCGCCCCCTTCAAAGCCTTGTACAGTTTTGCCTTGACAGTGGCTTCAGCAAGCGGTTCCCACCCATTCTTAGGGTTCTCAAACCAGTCCTGACAAACATTCTGAGCTTGGAGGCCTGCTGCATTCAGCCCTTGCAGGTATCCAGCTTCATCCCCCTTCAACTTCTTACGTGCAGCGGCAATCAACTCCTTAGAGATCGTTGCCTTATTCTCCGGGTCTTCAATAGCCGGTTCAATAACGGGTCTTGCAGGAAGACCTCTGACAGGGCTCCCTTTTGAATGAATGGCCAACAAGGTAGCATTAGTCATCCCTTCTTCAGGACGTACCGTATTACTCTTGGGAATGCCAACGTACACGGATTTCTCTTCCAACACAGCCAAGATCTTCTCAAGAGTAGCACGAACTTTCTTTTCAACCTTTATCACGGCGTCTCACCAAGATAGGAAACAGTAACACTGGCAGTCAACAACTGCGCGCCACCGATGCCAACGATCCTTGCCAGTCGTAGAAGTTCCCTACCATAACGCGTTAGATTGTAGTTCCCCCCGTTCTCTTCATTGGAGGCCCCAGTGTCGTAACCGATGGAAACATCCCCAACACTCTTGTTGGAAATCAAACCTGTTGACTGAAGAACACTCGCTCCCTTGTTTGCTGCTGCCACGGCCTGTGCCGATAGAGCTATATTATGCGCGATGAACAAATACTTCCCGTGAGTAATAAGAGAACCCCATCGATCTGCGTTCAATCGAAGGTCGGCTATACTTCCCCAATACTCGATCTGTGCAGGCGAGTATTTTTCATCATCGACAAATTCCGGGAAAACCTTCTTAAATTCGCAAGTGTCTACAGACATGCTAGATCATCCCTCACCCTTTCTTCCGCCGCTTCATGACAGGCTTCGCAACCTGCACTTCTGGAGGAGCGGCAATAGAACTCTCAACAGTCACTTTCTTTTTCGAAGCAAGGGGTTTGAATTCCTCAACTTCAACTTTACCCCCTTCCCCAAGATCAATGGTGCGAGCAGGAGCCAACTCATCTTTCTGAGCCTGAGTTGACCCTGCCGTACTTTGCACCACAACCGGTTTAACAGGTGTAGGCTTCACTACCTGCTCAAGAACCACCACCTTTCCGCAAGCAATCAAGCCCTGAATGAACCAATGAGCGATAATCGCATCATCAAGATCATAGACACCAGGTTTCAAGGTCTCCCTTTTGCCCATGGCATTCTTGATCTGCGCCGGGACATTGAACTTGACTTTCCTCAACATGTGAAATCTCCTTTTTGTTCTTGTTACTCCTTACTTAGATTCCATCCCTATAAAGGATGCATTCTGGATAGACGATTTCCACAACGCCCAGCTTACCGAAGTAAGTAGTGATGTGATAAATCGACCGGTACTCCAGCGGGGTCCTCTGCAGAGGAACCAGCGGATAACGAACGCGATTCTTGTCCTGACTGTAAGCGACCATACGATCGGTAGCAGCAGAAGGAGAGCCAGCGGCGACACCACGACCAACCAGCCACTTGCAAGGCTGAATGTCGAGCTTCTTGCCGTTGATCTTCAGGGCAATACAATTGTCCTCAAGAAACTGCAGAATGCTGATATTGCCAGCCGTGCTTACTTTCTGACTCGTGATGTAGGCAAACTGCGCCGGAGGCAGAAGAAGCTTGGACGGGCAAACCGCGTAACCAGCAGCGGCCCAACAGTCAGAAATCAGGTCATTGACGTCCCGCAGAATCTCATCCGCAGTCTTGGTCGTCCACTCCGTAGTGCCAGCATCGTTAGCATCAACAAAACTGGTCGTGACTGCAGTGGAGTTGAGAAGACCATACTTGTTCATCGCAGTGTCACCGATGTAAACCATCTCATCGATGTCCATCTGCCACTTCAGCTGCATGCCTTGATATTTCTGAGCATCAACCGGACGCCCAAGCTGCTGAGCAGACATCAGTTCAGGGATGGTGTAAGAAACTTCCATGCCCCACAGGAACAAGGGCTGGGAGGTCTTACCGATGTCAACCGCAACGCCAGGGATGGCATTGGAAACCTTGCCGATGAAATTCTTACCACTGGACGTAACGCTCCCAGCAGCGGCAAAGGTGGAATTCGTGAAACTGGACGAATCATCCGCAATCGAAACATCCTCACGAAGATCGATGTCCCTGCCCCACGTAATGTTTACAAGGGGCTCATGCAGGGTCATATCGAGGCGTTCAAGTTCCCCGATAAGAAATGCGCCGGTACTGTCAATCGTCATTCTGTCATAAGTAATCATCGTTTCATTTCCTCCTTCATTTCCTCTTACAGATTGTAAGAAATCTCAACGTTGCCGTCAGAATCCGCTTCACCCATGAACTTCGCATTGGTGATTTCGAAACAATCACCCCCGTCCAAACCGCATTCAAGACCACCAATCGGCTGTGCAGTCGGATCAGAAGCAGCAACCGTACGAACAAACACAGCACCGTTCTTCTCAGGAGTTCCGTCCTGAACCTTAACGGTCATGTACCCCCGACGCAGAACATCGAAATGGAGATTGGTCGGCGGGGTGGCCGTCCCAAGAGCTTCACTGGAAGACGTCTGAACCGGGTAAGGACGGCAACCAAATCCGTAAATATCGGTAACATCATCACCGGTAGTGATCGGGCGGACTTCCCCATCAACCATCTTGACGGGTTCGCCATACCGAAGCACAGGGTAATCGGTGTCCATCACCTGCGGTTCGATATCGGCGTGCTCCCGACGCGTCACATCCCCCGCAATTCCAGCAGGCATTCTCGTAATAAAAACGTTACTCATGTTGTTGTCCTCCTTCTATCTATTTTTTCCAGAAATTTTTGTTGGCCTTGTTAATCTGTTCGATCTCCGAAGAGACCCCCTTGAAATACGCCTTCGTGTCAACCGTTGACCTCTGCACCTTCGAATCCCGTACCTGTGCAATCATCTTACCTGCGGTGAAAAACACGCTGTCGAGTTCAACCGGTTTCAGGGCCTCCAGTTTCCTGCCCCCAAGAAGCTTGGTAACAATCGGGGCACTGTCCGTGGTAAGAGCAGACTTCAGAGCAATCATTTTGATCTTCTTGATCTGCTTCGGTGCCGCATCTTTCGTCTTGGGAGGCGTAACAACGATGTCAGGATCAATGATCTCGGCATTGCTCGCTACATCATTGAACTCTTCCTCCCACCCTTCTTCAGAAAGTTTCTCTTCATCCTCATCTTCAACAGGAGGAAGGTCGTGACCTTCCTCAGATTCGATCCGGATGAGCTCCTGAATCAAAGCTTCGAGCTTATCAAGACGCTCAACAATTGCGGCAATGTCCGGTTCCTGATCCTCTACAGGAGGTTCCTCAGGAGGAGGTTCCTCAGGAGGAGGTTCCTCTTTGGCCGCAACAGCCTGTTTTGCCGCTTCCGCTGCCTCTTGTGCAGCACCAACTGCCTGTTCTGCAGCGGCTTTAGCCTCAGCAGCAGCCTGCTGAGCCTTCTCAACTTCATCCACACCTTCCACTGGCATGGGCTCCCCCAAGTCTTCATCACCCAGCGCATCAACAAACCGGGACTTGGGGAAGATGCGCTTGAACAGATCTTTAGCTCTCATCTTACACATATCCTCCTTCATAATAGTATTTTCCTTGTCACGTGTGCATCGACCGCAATTGGTGCAAGGTTTG